GACCGTGAGTGTTAAATAACTTTATTGTTTTTACAATAGATGTAGTCTCATCTGGTGATTCATACATATCTACATCTGAACCAGCAGCATTAAGTGTCTTTTGAATATTTTTATATACGTTAGCCATTATGACATAAAGAAATTAAATCTTTCTTGATTCTCCTTTTCTTGTGTTAAAAACGTAGAATTTAATTGCTCAATTAAAGACGTAATGGTTCTGTTTATTTGTCTTTGATTATCTTCTGTGTATTCTTTTCTAGGTTCTGGTAATCTTACTACTATTTTTGTCATTATCTTCTCCCATCTGCTTGAACATCTACTTGGAAAGTTCCATATCTCCACTTTTCTCCAGAGTTTTCATTTTCTATTTTTATACTTGCATATCTTCCTCTTGCTCTAGTATCAAATTTAGTTGAACTAGAGGTAACACTAAAGGGACTATATTTACTTGTGCTTAGAGTAGATGCAGGAAAGTCTTTTAGTCCTACAGTTACTTTAGCTGTACCATCTAATGTTTTAAAATCAGGAAAAAATCTCCTCATTGCTAAAAAAAACTCACCCATACCTTCACTAGTTTGAATTGCAAAATCATAAGATTGTGCAAAAGAAGTTAAAGTGGTTGTAGTTCCGTCAGCATTAATTTGATCTGTGCCTACTTCGTGTTCAAAATATACTGTTTGACCTAAACCATTAGAACCCACAATACTTGGAAAAGTTCCTGTAGAAGAACTATTAAACTGTGTGGCATGTGGTCTAGGATATACTACTGAATCAATCCAAGTTGTTCTAATTGAGTTTGTATTTACTCCTGTATACCATACACCTCCTGCAGTTTTACCTGATTCTCCATAATTATACACAACATATCTATCGTTGTATGCTGAATTAGATGTAGGATAATACCAAACAACTTCTGTAAATAGGTTATTTATACCAGCACAAACTTGTTGACCTTTTGTTGTATCAAAGTCATCAAATACATAATCCTCTACCATGCAAGGTAATGAGTTTACTGTACCATCAAACGCAAAGAACCCATTGTTACCAATCCAATAAGCAACACCATCAATTTCACAACATGCATTTTGACCAATAAGTCCACAGTTTGTACCTACTTGTTCAAAACCAAATGTAAATGGTGCACCAATAAATTTCATGGTGTACAAAGCATTATCTGTCCATACTAAAATATTTTCTTTAGCAACAATTGCTCCCATAATTTTTGTACCATCTTGTAATCTTTGTGAACCTGCACTGTTTTCTGCAGTAGGCGCATATACATTTATTTGTTCTTGATTAGAAAATCTTATAAACATATCATCTTGTGTTTGAGGATCACCAATAGTTGTTTCTGTTCCAAAATGAATTAAGTGTCTTGTTGTTGGTGAAATTAATGTAGATCTAGATGCAGTAGGATTTCCTTCGCTCCCACTTATAGCTGTTACAAAATTTGTAGTTAATGTAGAGGCACGTGTTGTAAAGTTTGCTGCAATAGAAGAGTCCCAAGTAAAAGTTTTACCATTAGATATAGTTGCAACCAATACTTGACCAAAGTTGTTTAGTGACCAGAGACCTGGTTCTAGTGTAACGGTTGAAGCTGCAACAGCATCACCCCAATTACCCCATTCTGTTGCATCTTGTACAACGGCTCCACTTGAATGAGCTTGACCATTTGATGTACCAGTTGTTGCTGTTCCTTTTGCACCTCTAGTAATACCTGTTAAATCATTTGAAGAAATTCCTGTGTATGTAATTAATTCTGCATTAGGCACAGTTCCAACTGCAGCAGTTCCTGCAGGTGAAGTAAACCCAGTTGAAGATGTTAAAGTAACACTTGTACCAGAACCTCCTGTTCCAGCAGTGTCTGCATTTAATGCTCCATTTAAAGTTGTGCTTTGTGAACCCGTTACAGTTCCACCATAATTTCCAATACCAAAACCATAACCATAAGATTGTGCTGATGGTCCTACAGCTTGATAAGGATTGACTGTGCAAGAACTACCTGAAGTTAAATCTGAACCACCTCCATTTGTTTCTGCAGATGGTGATGTAATTGTAAAAGTTGTAGAACTTGGAACCGTAGTTACTTGACAAAGTTTGTCTTCAAAAGTTGAAGCAGCAATACTAGAACCTGTTGGCATAGTTACCGAATCTAATTCAACAATATCCCCTATCTCTAACCCATGGTTTGATGTTGTAGTAATGGTTACTGCAGTTCCTCTAGTTGTGCTAGTTGTTATAGTTGAGCCTGTAAATTGTATTTGAGCTCCTGCATTATTACTTCTGTAAGGAGTAATATCATAAAGTTGACCTTCAAAATATATAAGTAAAAATTTATCTGTGCCAATAGCAACATATCTATTACCTTCTAAATCAACAAAAGCATGCTGCTTTCTTGCTACACCACATATTGTATCACTTAACAAAGAAGCCCATCCTCCTACTTTTTCAGGAAGACTATATCTCCATCTAGTGTTATCGGAATCTATCCATCGGTCTGTTGCACCAACACCTGTGTCTTGTTTATCGACACCCGGTTGAAATTTCATTTCAAAAAGAGCCATCTGTTAAGCTCCTTACGCTGTATTAGTTTTATATGCCCAACCTCTAGTCGAGTCTACATATACTAAAGTTATTGATTGACCGTTTGTATTTAAAGTTAAATCAGATGTTCCTGAATTAATAGGTGAACCATTTCTACCAATAGTACAATTGTTTGAATTCCATGTGCCTCTGGTATCTAAAACACTAACCTCATCTCCAACAGAGGGTGATGCCGGTAAGTTTATTGTTATTGGGTTAGTTGTTGTGTTAGCAAAAATTTGAGCTCCTGCTACTGTTGTATAAGGACTATTAGAATCTGTTATAGTTGCATAACCTTTTTCAATTATAGTCATTACAGTTTCTGTTCCATTTGATTTACAAAGAACAGTAGCTCCTGGTGGTATTTGAGTTGTACTACCACTAGCCGTTAACACTCCTAAAGTTCTGTTAGATGTACCTCTTACAGTATCATCTTTCATAATCCATACTCTAGTTACACCCGAACCTGATGGCATAGTTATAGTTCTATCTCCACCTAAAGTTCCATATAATCTTAAATATGCATTTTTACCATTTGATGTAGAACCATCTGTTAATAATAAAGTAACACTACCTGAAGCCATATCTACATCTAAAGCTCCTGATGCTGCTTGTTCTAATATTTGTAGGTTGGTATTAGTAATACCTCCCCATTGACCAGCTTTTTCGCCGGTTGTTATAATTTCTAATTGTACGTCTGATGAATAACTTGATGCCATAATTTTATATTCCTGGGTCTATTGGTGTCCAAACCATGTTTGCTCCTGGTATAATTTCACTCCATGTTATAGCTTGTGCTGTACCTGTAGCAAGCGTAAAAGTGCTTCCTGTAGGTGAAACATTAGCTTCTCCTGTTACTGTAACAGTTCCTGAAGAAATTACAACCTGATTTCCACTTGGAGTTAGATTAGCATCTGCGCTTACTGTAACAGTTCCAATTGCTATTGCTACTTGAGATCCTGTAACACCAAAGTTAGCGTCTCCTTGAATTGTAAGACTACCAAATCCTAAAGTTAATGGATTTGGATTAGGTATTTCAGTAATAGAATCTGCAGTAATACCAGGGTCTCCAATACTAATCGTAACCTGATTAGCTGTAACTGAAATAGTTACATCATTATCTGGTCCTGATGTAGCAAATGGTAATGCTGCAATTGCGTCAAATCCTAAACTCATAATATATCCTTAGAAGGAGACAGGGGGTATGTGGTGGTGCCCTGCCTCCATCAAAGAATTATATCATCGTTTAAACCAAGAAGGAAGACCTAAATGTGGACGTTTGTCAAACATATTATCTTTTGCTCCTTGAGTTTTTCGATTATTATAATGAAGAAATACTTGAATACATTCTTTGCCTTTAAATTTATTTCGCCAATGTTCTAACTCACAGCCGGAATAAACTAGCATATCTCCTGGTTTTAAATCTACTTTAATACCTTTAGCTTGGCTTTGAGTGGTTATTTTTTGACCATCAGGTATACCTACATTTTCGTTTGGACTTAAATATATAGGCCAATCATCACCACCTAAATTCATGGTAGTAGATATTTCACAACTAAATCTATCTTTGTGTCTTTTTAATTCATCTCCTTTTTTATATATTCTTGCATAAGTATATGCAGGATATAATTTTAACCCTGTAGCTTTTTCCATACCAGGTTGACATTTTAACATTAAAGTTTCCATAGCAATATTTCCATAATGGGAATAAGTATTTGGTATTTGTTCATTTTTGTTTTCATAATGACCTATTATATTTTCAAAAGGAGAAATGTATCTTGCAGCTTTACAAGTATCATAAACTTGTTTTTGCATTAAAAAATAATTTGCAATAAAAGCTGCTAGGTCTTGTGATATTGCTTGTTTAATAATTGTATATTTATTTTTTTTAAATGACATCTTTAGCCATTTCTTTTGGCACAGCTTGTATATTCCAATGTATAAATCTAAATGGTTCTTTGCCGTGATCAACCGCATACTCATGTTCTAGATAACCTGGAAATATAATTAATGTCCCTGGTTTAGGTCTCATATGAAATTGTTCGTGACCTGCCCACACACCTTTTAAGTCTGGCTTCATATGTAGTTTGGTTGTTCTTGCACCAGTTTTTGGTTCGTGAAATATAGGATAAGAAGTTTTGTCACTGCATTTTAAAAAATAAAATCCTGATACATGTTGGTTCCAATGTATGTGTGCTGAATGATGACCACCACCTTTTTTAGCAAACTCTTGTACCCATAGTTCACTAAACATAGTTGTATACTTAGACATATCATAACCTTGGTGATCTAAATACTCCCAAGACTTTTGACCAATATAATTTCTAAAATCTAAAAAATCATTGTCAGCTGTAAGTGGTGTTGAATGATAAGATCTTCCAAAGTCACCGTGTTTTTTTATAAATTCTTTTTCTCTTTTACGAGCATCACTAATATATTTATTACTTGCTTTGTTTAAAGATTTAACAAACTCTGGTTTTTCTTCACTCCAGATCACAGTTGGAAAATAACTATTTATAAACATTATTTAAAAGGCCTCCCTATATGCCATACCACAAGACTATATCTTGTACCTGATGTTACTGGTTTAACTCTATGCCATACAAAACTAGGAAATACAATAATAGAACCTTTTGGTAATATCTCTTTACATTGTATTCTATGTTTTGATTCGTCTCGCATATGTGGGTCATAATTTCTAAAATCAAATTCTAACTCACCACCCTTATATTCTGATCCATCTGTCAACTGACAAGTCATAGATAGTTTTCTAATTTTACCATGATCCAAAGAATTTTTTGGAATGTTACCTTTTTTATCTCTTCTATCATAAGGTTTATCCCAACTATCACAATGCCAATCGTAATATTGATTTAATTTATATTTTGTAAATTGACAAGATTCAGATCTATCCCAATCAAAATTCCAACCAGCCATTCTATTAGCTTCGTGTACATATGGATGTAATTCTTTATAAATCCAAGTATCATTTAACCAAACTAAATCAGAGTTTCTTTTTCTTTTTAAATCTAATACTTCTTCTTTTTTTAATTTTCTTTCCCCATAACCACCAGTTCTAGCCATAACTTCTTTTTGTGATTTTGCATATTTTATAACATCATCACAAAATTTAGGTGTAAGCGCGTTACTAAAATACCAATAGTAATTAGATATATTCATATAATATAGTTTGTACAAAGTTTAAACTATCCTTTTGATTATTCGTTAAGTAATACATATTAGTTGATGGAAACATTATAAATTTATTGTCTTCTAAAGGTATGTCCCAAGACCTACCTTTACGTCTATTATCGTCGTAATGTATTCTAACCATACAATTTTTAACATTAACTCCATATAACATTGTATAATCTGGTGAGTTTCGTAAATCTACTGGATCTATATCTAATAATGGAATTGTAATTTCTTGAGGCTTATACATATTGCCCCATGTTTCTTTATTAACTAAAGTAAATCCATGGTTTAAATTTATATGATCTCTCATATATGTATTTAACATATCAAATGTTCGTGAAAATGGAAAAGGTGAATCTGTTACTTGTGAGTTTAATATATCTTTTTGTAATTTATCTCGGTCAATGTCCCAATCTTTAGGCATTGCCACATCTCCATAATATAAAGATTGCTCTGTTAATACTTTCTTCTGCATACCACCACCATTTTTAATCTACACTTTTTGATCTGTCAAGTCCCAAGACTGGCCTGATTCATTCCAAACATAATTCCACATATGAGTTTCTGCTTCATTCTGTGATTGTTGTTCTGCAGTTAATGCAGGCGCATCACCAATTGGTGATTTCCAAGATGCAGTTGTAGTATCTTGTACCCAAGATGCATGTGGTTTTTTAGGCCAAAAAATATTATTATCTTCATCCCAAGTATAACCTATACCTGCGTAATTTCCTCTAAATGCTTTTGAGTTATCACCAGATGAATGTGTATTAACTGATGTATTGTAAGATGTTTGAATCCACATTTGTGCAGGCCAATTGTTGTGTCTTTCCAACCATTGTTGTCCTACTGTTTCATCTTCAACACCACTACCATTTAACATTTTATCATTATCCATAGTTACCACTTGAATAACTTTTCCGTTAGATCCGAGTTTTGCAAAATGTGCCATAATGTTTCTCCTTATATATTAATTTTTATAATTCATCAACCTTGGAATTTATATCTAATTATTATAATTCCACTACCACCATTACCACCATTTACGCAAGGTGCACTGTGTGGACCACCTCCACCTCCACCGCCCGTGTTTACGGTTCCAGCTACTCCTGTTCCACCTGATGAACTTGGTGGACCTGATCCGCCGCCACCTGGGCCTCCATTAGGATCTGCATTAGTATTTGCACCGCCACCGCCGCCACCTCTAATTACTGGACTACCTGTAATACAAGAAGTTAATCCTGTTCCACCGCTACCTCTTGCTGCAATATTAAGAGGAGGATTTGCGCTAGTACATCCTGGACTTCCAGGAGCTATCACACTTCCGCCGCCACCTGCTTGTTTAGGTGATTTTCCAGAACCACCTGGATTTCCTTGAGGTGGACTAACAGGAGGTTCATTTCCTGATCCTGATGGATAATTACTTGAAAGATCAGAACCGCCTCCACCACCATTACCACCTTTTTGAGTACAACTAGCAGGACCACCACCTCCTCCGCCACCACCACCAGTTGATGTAATTGTAGAAAATGTTGAAACGCCTCCAATTTGAGCTGGTCCAGGAGATGGGGTAGGTTGAGCAACCCCTCCTGCACCTACTGTAATTGAATAAGGTGTTGCTGAAACTGTTAAAGCAGATGCACTTAAAGGAGAAGGACCTGCAGTATAACAACCACTAGCTGTTCCATCTGAAAATCTTGTACCTCCAGCTCCGCCTCCACCACCTACAGTTCCACTGTTAGCACCTGATGATGTTCCTGAACCACCTCCAGCTATTACTAAATAATCTACTGTTGTTGATCCTGAAGGGTTACCCGCACAAGAAACACAAAATGTGCCTGGGCCTGTAAATGTATGAACTTTAAAATTTGTACAAACGGTAGTAACTGTTCCACCTGTTGCTGCTACATATAGTGGACCTGGTGCTTCACTTTGTAAACCTGAATCAGTAACTAACCAACCTTTTGTTGCATCTACATAAACTAATGTAATTGCAATTCCTTCTGTTTCTAGGCTTGAATCAATAGCTAATCCAGCAATATTAGAACCATTTCTTGCTAATGTGCATTTATTTGTATCAAAAGTATTTGCATAATCTTTTACACCTACCACTGCTCCAGCGCTTGGACTAGATGGTAAAGTTACTGTTATTTGTCCTGAAGATGTATCTACAAAATAACCTTCACCAGCTACCGCTGTAAAATCTCCTGTCTTAACTGTTGTATTCCAAGATACGGCACCTGTCGCACCAAACCCTGATGCAGTACCAGAATTTGTAATGGATACACCAGCAGGAATAGTAAATGTATCTCCACTATCTCCTAATGTGGTTGTACCACACGCTGTTCTTGGACTAATTTTATTTACTTTTATTTCACTCATAATTTTTAATTTTGATATTTATACCTTAATATTACTATACCTGAACCGCCAGCACCTCCTACAGTTGCTCCACCTGGTCCAGGACCAGCTCCACCATTTCCTGTATTAGCAGAACCTGATGCACCTGTATGTGCTGAACTAGGACCACCTGCACCACCTCCAGCTCTTCCTGTTGGTGTTGCATTAATTGCAGAGGTTGCACTACATCCTCCAGCGCCACCAGGACCACCATCGTCTCCGCCTCCAGTAGCTCCACCACCTCCGCCACCTCTACTACTAGCATTACCATCACCACCACCAGTGCCTTGTGGAGGAGTAACAGGTGGTGTGTTTCCACTTCCTCCTACTCTGACAGGAGCATTTGAACCAAAAGATCCACCTCCACCAGATCCACCATTAGCAGCAGGTCCTGGGTTTAAAGGAAGTTGGTTTGCATCTCCATTTCCACCGCCACCACCAGCAGATGTTACTGTTGAAAAAATTGAAGGTGTTCCAGTTCCTCCAGGAGCAGAAGGTAAACCACCACCAGCTCCACCACCACCTACTTGAATTGGGTAACCTTGCACAGAAACGGATATAGCCGGAACTGTTGTTGGAGTAGTTGCTAAAGGTGAAACGGTATAACTTCCTGATGCTGTACCATTAGATTCTCTATAACCTCCAGCTCCTCCACCCCCAGCATTATCTGATCCAGCGCCTCCGGCACCAGCTACTACTAAATAATCTACTACGTTATTAGGTGCTGTTCCGGCACCTGTTACACAAAAAGTACCAGGTCCTGTAAATGTATGAACTTTATAATCTGTACAAACAGTTGTAATTGTACCACCCGTAGCTACTACGTGACTTGTTCCGCCTGAAGCAGCAGTTGTTCCATCATTAACATTTATCCAACCTCTTGTAGAATCTACATAAACAAAAGTTAATGATATTCCCATTGTTTTCGCTGTATAACCATCAGCAGTGCCATTTATTTTTTCTGAACCATTTGGTTCTATTTGTAAATTATTTGAGTTAAATGTGCTTGCATAATCTGATACTGCAATTATTGCTCCAGCACTACCTGCTGGTAAATTCAGTGTGAAACCACCTGAAGATGTATCCGCAAAATAACCTTCACCATTTGCAGCTGTAAATGTACCTGTTTTAATTGAGCTTGTTTGCCAATCTACAGTTCCTGTTCTACCAAAACCTGTCTGTGTTGCACCACTTGCTAAAGCAACGGTACCACCACATCTCCCCATAGTAACTGTTGAACCACAAACAACGATTGTATTACCAGATCCTGATCCTACAGTTGTTGTTGATCCACATTTTTTGATAATTGTTGAATCATCTGAAACTTTATTTATATTATCTACTTTAATTTTACTTGCCATAATTATTGAAATTTGTACCTTATTATTACTATACCAGAGCCACCTGCTCCACCTGTCATATTAGTTGATGGAAATCCTGGAGCTCCTGCAGCTCCTGAAGCTCCACCACCAGTATTTGCTGTTCCATTACCACCATTGGAAGTATCCGCAGGGTTTCCTTCTATGCCAGCGGCTCCACCACCTGTTCCAGCTGCACCAATCGTACCTGGTCCATAAATACTACCACCGCCTCCACCGGCAAACGCTGTTGGAGTACCATTAATACTTGTTGTTGCACCTGCACCACCTGCACCTCCAGCACTTGTACTACCATTAGAACCAGCAACTGTAGCTCCACCACCTCCACCTGTACCAAATTTTACACCACAAGGTCCACCATCACCACCTGCATTACCTTGAGGTGGACTAACCGGAGGTGTATTACCAGCTTTACCTGCCGGTCCTCCTGCTCGACCTGCTCCTCCTGATCCACCTGTAGCGTGTTCACAAGTACTAGGTGATGATCCTGAACCACCACCTGCAGACGTTATTGTTGAAAAAGTTGAAACAGCTCCACTTGTAGCTGTTCCACCAGTGCCGACTCCTCCTGCTCCACCTCCACCAACCGCAATTGGAAACCCGGTTGCTGTGACTGTTACTCTATTTGGTGAACTTGGATAACCATCTAGAGGACTAGCTGTGTATGGAGTAACCGGAGATTTTACTTCTCTAAAACCTCCAGCTCCTGCTGCACTACCAGGTCTAGATTGTTTATTAGTTCCACCTCCACCTCCACCACCTGCTACTACCATATATGAAACTAAATTATTTGCTGCACAAGGTGAAATTGCTGAAACACAAAAAGTTCCTGGGCCTGTAAATGTGTGAATTCTACAGTTTCCAGAACAAGTAATTGTTCCGCCTGTTGCTGCTATAAAAGCATTAGCTCTTTCATTTGAAGTTGAATCTTGAACATTAATCCAACCTTGTGTTGAATCTGCAAATACAAAAGTTACTGATTGACCTTCAGTATTTAAAACTACATCAGCGTTTACACCACCTATTTTATCGGTGCCATTTGGTGAAACAGTTAAATTACCTGTATCCCAAGTTCCTGCATAATCTGCAAAAGAAACTATTGCTCCAGCAACACCTGCTGGTAAGTTAGCTGTAAAACCGCCTGATGAAGTATCACAAAAAAATCCATCTCCAGACACAGCAGTAAAAGTTCCTGTCTTTGGAGTTGTATCCCAATCTACTGTTCCTGTTCTACCGAATCCTGATTGTGATGCACCTGTTCCAAGTGTTACTGTATCTCCAGATTCACCTAAAGTTAAAGTTGTTCCACATTGTGGGGCTACTGTATTTACTTCTATCTTACTCATTAAACTATTACCAACGTTCCTGTTACTGTGATAGTTGCAGGAATTGTAATAGGTCCTGCGAGAACTGCATTTTCTACAGTTTGTGTGCCATCAATTGTTGACGCTTGATTTTTTATAAATTCATCTGGAGCGTACTGCCCTCCGATGTATTGGATTCCATTTATTACTGCCGTCATAATTCCTCCTACGAACTAATTGTATCGATGTACGAAAGAACTACGTCTAAACTACTTGCGGTATCAGAGACGGCTTCTAACGTATCACCACTAGCTAAAACAATTTTAGCGCCACCTTGAATTAATTCAATAGCGCTGTTTGGTGGGACCACTACTCCTTTTGCTAAAAAGTAGTCAGCTCCTCCTTTTGCAATTTTAACATCAATTGCAATTGTTGATGTTAAAATATTACAACATCTAATACCTATTACTGCATCATAATTTCCAGCTGCTAACAATGTAGTATCACCTGTTCCAATTGTTCTTACTAAAACGTTTCTAAAATCTTGTGCCATATTTTTTTCCTATTTAAAGCGCAACCGCCATTGCTAATGCAAAGCCAGCTGACGCTGCTCCTACTGGTGTTCCTGTAGCATCTAAATAAACAGATTTACTTGCAGGTAAAGTACAAAATACATCTTTTGTACCACTAGTAAAACTAACTGCTGAATCTGAATTAGAACTGGAGATAACTGTAGTTCTAGTTAAGTTTGCACTTGATCCATCTAGTGTACCAAGTCCAACTTCAAACTCTGTTGTACCTTGATTAAAAATACAATAGTAAGTTGTATTACTATTTCCTATTCCTGCTGCAAAAGTTTCAAAACCGGTTACCGCTGAACCAAGTGCCATTGGACCTGTGCCAGTAGTTGTACTTGTTACTTTTACTCTGTCATTTATTACTAAAGCCATTTATTCTCCTTAAGCCATACTTATAATTGCATTACTCGCAGTTGATGGATCAGGGAAAGTAATTTTAAACGTGCCATTAGTAGCAGTTTTATTTCCTCCAAAATCTAACACAACACATAGTTTATCACCGTTAGTATCATTATAAATAGCTGCAAAGGCTGCGGTAAAAGTTGCTGACGACCAAGTCGTATCAGCGAAATCTACTGAAGCTACTGCTGTTGAAGCCACTACAGCTTGTGAAGTTAAAGTGTTTCCAGCTGCTGTGTAATTACTTCCACCTGCAGAACTTACTTCGTTAGTAGTGTCATAAACTGTGCTTGAAGTTGTATACGGATTAGAAGTATACAAAGCTATTTTAAATGTATTACCACCAGACGCAAAATTATGCGTGCCTGTGAAAAGCTCTCCACGAAATGCAAAGGGTATTACGTTTGCCATATTATTTTAATCTCCTTTAATAACTTGATGGTGATTCAGATTTAATAGGAAGACGAATAACACCATCTTGATATTCGTTTCTGCGTCTACGACCAATTTGTTCGGTAGCATACGTTTCTAAAGCTTCTTTATAAGCTGCTTGGTAGTATTGTAACATATCTTGAGGACCTTTCAAGTACGCATATGCATTTACTAAAGAAGCATATAAAAGTAAATCTTGGTATTTGTTAGATAAATAAGTGCCTGAAGCGCTTTTAGTAGCGTCAGTTAAACTGACCGGATTTTTATTATAGGCCAAAGTAATTTCGTAAGCTGCATTAGGCGTAGGTGCAATAACCCAATAATTCTCATCCCAATTAGCATAATATTTAGGAAGAGTACTAGACGCAGTGCCAGGTGTATCGTAATAAGTTGCTATGTAACTAGGATCTCTTTGCTCTAAATAAACTTGATTGCCAGAGGCATCTTTAAGTTGCACATATCTAATAACTCTTAAATCTGATGGAATTGTAACATATCTATTTCCAATAATTGTAGTTGATGTAGCATAGTGTCTTTCCATGTCTGCATCAAAAGATCTATAAATCCTTTCTTCTGCGTTTTGTATAAATCTATTTAAAACAGCTTCAGTAAAAACCGTGCTATCTACCTCTGTGTAAGATTTTATATCGTCTTGTAAATTTGTTAAAGTATATGCCATAATTATGTTTGTGGTCCTATTGCTTTTAATGTTACAGGGCCAGAGGATACATTATAACCTCCTCCACTGATTTGTCCAGTAGTTGCATTACTTCCTGCTGTAAAATAATAATTATTGGCTGGTGTTAATAATAGTCTTACTGCATCACCACTACCATGAGCAGCAGCTGTAGATCCAAATGCGCCTCGTGTTACTCCTGTTAAAGTATTACTACTAAAACCAGTGTAACTAATAATTTCTGTTCCCACTAACGCACCATAAGTAGGAGTACCACTTGGATTTGCAATCGTAGGTTCAAAAGGTGCTGTTGTAACTCCATTAAATCCAGTCACACTTGTTAAAATAATTGTTGTTGTAGTTGCATCAATAGCTCCATTTAATGTTGTTGTATAACTAGTATATAGACCAGGATAAATTGAATAACCCGCAGCTTGACAAATAGTTGCTCCAGTAATTCCATCAATGTTTGCGATATTACTAAATTGAGGATCAGTAGATGCAGCTGAACTAATTGTAGGTGGTCCTCTAAATCTTACAGTATCACCATAATTTCTTCCATGGTTTACAGAAGACACATTTATAATTGGTGAACCTGCAGCAAAAGTAGTTAAAGAATTAAAACCTAAAAGTCTTAATGCATCAGGTGGTGGTTGTTGTGGTCTTGTTTTAGGTAAAGCTGTTGGATCAGCTTGACTTGGTTTAGGATCTAATTGTGGTTGTTTAGATTCAAATTCAGAATAATGTACAAATAAACCATTCCATTGTGTAACCATTTCATTCCATGGGAATGCTTGGCCACTAATGTCAGATATTGCTAGTGCGTATTTTCCTTGTGCATATCTTGCCATAATTAAACGCTAGGATAGTAGGTCTTAGGTGTAACAAATGTACTGTTGCTTGACCCATCCGCTGCCTCCGCTCTTAATAGTTCATCTTCGTATAAAAGTTTTAAATTTTGTGTTCTATCTGGTGCATATTTTAAACTTAAATAATAAGCTAAACCTGCACACATACATGGAATGTAATAGTAAGGAACATCTGTTGCATTAGTGTAATCACCTGCATCATCAATTCTTTTCATATAATAAAACTGCACTCTATCACCTGCCTGACTAGAACTCGGTGTTGTATATAAAGTAATAGTAACTTTATCTATAAATCTTTGAACCCAATATTGAGAAGGTTGTCCTTGTGCTAATTTATTTGATAAAGATGAATATGTTGATCTAGAAATTTTTGTTAATGGACTATCTGATTGACTTGTTGTACCTGCACTACTTCTATAAGAAGCTTCAAAAACATCATCTACACTATACAAAGCTGCGCCCGCACTATCTAATAATGTTGATGTGCCATCACCGCTAGATCTATAACCAATGTATTCATTGGTTCCAGCAACAAGAGTCAAGTATCCATCTCCTATTTCCCATAGATGTACTCCTCTATTTGCCCATTCTTGAAAAAGAATGTTTAAAGATCTTCTTGCAGTTTTTAACTGATATCCTGAAACTCCTCTTATACCAATACGTTCATATGCTTCTTCTACAACATCATCTATTGCAAAAGTTTTCCCAAACGTAGTAGTTCCGGAAGTAGTATTAGCCATGTTACGCTCCTGTAATAGTTACAGTAACGCTTCCACCTGATCCAGCTAAGTTATAAACAACTCCTTCTTTAAATAGAATACCTGAACCTGGAACATAAACTTCTAAACCTTCAGTTCCAAATTTATATGTAGCCACTAAATTACCAGCAGCTGCATTAGCTGCCACTGCTACATCATGTAATTTTAAAACAGAACTTGCTATTCCTTTTCCTTGAATAGAAGTAATTCTTGTTCTAGCTGCTCGTGATAAAGTATCAGAGCCTACAGTATCCATAAGTAGGGTTGTTTGGTCACTTGAAAATGATCCTCCGCCTGCCATAATTTTTACTCCTTGTTTAAGGCGCTCCCGAAGGAGCACCTAATTAATATTATGAAAGGTTATTGTTCTGCAAGTAATTAATAGTTACTGTAGCAGCACCTGCTGACGCATCATTGTTTGCACCATTATAGATGTAACCAATTCTGATGTCAGAAGTTCCAATATCTTTCCAGTTTGCACACAGTGCAGCTGCTCCCATTGCTATTGAACCAACTGCTGAAATGTCTGTATCATTAACATACAAATCAGTATCAGCTGATGAACCAACTTCAAGTATATCACTACCTGAATCGTTAAACGCAGTTTCTACGTTAACGTCAACAGATACGATTTGAGAGTTAGCTGGAATTACAACGTTTGTGTCTGTTGCTGTAGCTTCCACTGTGTAGTCAAATGAAAATGATTGAGACATTAACACTTGACCTGTGTTTTTAACATTTGTTCCAACAGTTGTACCTGTTGTATTTGAAATCGTTCCCGCTTTTACTGGTCCCGAAAATGTAGTTGTTGCCATAATTATATTCTCCTAGTTTTTGATATATAGTCTCTAGGCCGTCGACTATACGCGTCTATATATCAGTTAATAATTGTATAGTAATGAATTTATATACTAGATTTTAATAGAGTGCAAGAGAGCCTATAATGTGGAGTGGATTTATTCCAACGATGTAGCTTTTTATTAAGTAGCTACAGAAACTTGGGGTGCAGAGTTTTCCACCTTATTTAGCATATGCTCTTTTTTAGCTTCTGCTAATTTTATATGGCTAATTACTTCTCTGACTTTTCGGTCAATCCTAACCATATTGAGAGTATATCTACCCTCATTAAGATGCTCCTGCTCCCATTCTAGGTCCAGAACTTTTTTCTTCGTATATAGTTCTGTTAGATGTTGTTGCATCATTTATAACCTCCTCATAGGTTATTCTATTTACCTTGGGATCGTTCATTTCTCCAAGATACTCCCATTTTATATCATTTTGTCCAAGTTTGTCAATGATAGCATCTTCAACTGCTTTTAGGGAATCTTCTGATTCTATAATAAAATCTGCGTGATATTTGTAGGCGTAAATTTTGATTCGTAGTTTCTTCATATTCTCACCTCTTATAAATTAAAAAGGGGCCGTTTTGAGGCGGCCCCTAATTTTATTTGATATTATGCACCCTCGCAACCAAAGATACCTCTAGGGTCTGATACTCCAAACGAGTATCTTTCTCTAGCTTTGTATCTAACGTTACCAGTATTGAAATCACCTTCCATTTTAGTTTGGATAGGTAGTCT